TGAAATAACAGGAGAAATAAATGCTTCAGGTTTAAGAGTTGGATCTGATGAATATTCAAAACCTGGATTTAAAATTCTAATATCATCTACTCTGTTTATATTTGATGAATCTGGTAATAATGTAGCGTTTGTTCCTTGTGTAGATGCAACACTTACAAAAGATGGTAAACTATCATATCCTAATCCACCAAAATCAATACTTATTTTATCAATAGGACCTTTTGCTCTTGGTGATTTTGTAGAATATTTTAATACACTAGTTTCTGCTGATGTATATGATAGTTTTTCTGGAACTTTTGGTACTGATATACTGAAAGATGTATATGATACACCCACAAGAGGTGGAACATTAAATACTGAATATTCCCCATCATAATCACTATTTAAATAATAAATTTTATTATAATTAACAACATCTGTATCAGAAGTACTAATAAAACCAGATTTTTTAATATTATAGTATAAATTTAAAGAATTATTATCAGAGTAATTAAGTGTAACGGTTGCAGTAGATGTAACACCAACTGTTCCTACACCTATAACCTGAAGATTGGTTGTATTTCCAACTGATACAAATTCATTCTTATAGTCTTTATCGTGGTAAATATTAAGTTCATATCCTAATAAAGATGTATGTCCTACTCCAAATACTAAATTATTATCTCTTATAACAGGTATTGGAGGATTAATTAAAGAAAATTCATGCTTACTTCCTGTAGCACCACCAGTTGAAGTTAATTCAATAATGTTGGCTGGATTACTATTAACATCATCATAAGTTTCACCCAATTTAAAATTATTATCATCAACTTTAAATACATAATAAGATTCCTGATTTGTCAAACCTTCTGTTACAGAAGTTGAAATATATTGAACTTTATCACCAGTATTTAAATTATGAGCAGTAGAATTAAAGTTATTAGATGCAGTCGTAACTCCACTAGACGCAACAGTAAATGGATTAACTAGTAAATTATGAGTATCTGAATCAAATCTAAGATCTATTTGAGTTGATGTTCCTATTCCAACTGATTGATTGGGATTAACAGATAAATTTATAACATCAGTATCACGTAAACCATGTGCAGTTGATACTGAAACCACTGCATCAATTCTCTGTAAAGTTCCAGTTACTTGATCAAAATTACTCTCAAATAGATATTCAAAACTACCATTTCCAACAGTTGTGTCACCAACAAATGCCAATCCATCAGAGGTAGTCGTTAATCCAACCTGAGTTACAATACCAATGTAATCTTTAGATTTTTTGATGACATATACGTCCTGACTATTTCCTGTTTCTGGTATATTGAATGTTGTTACTCCATCATCTTTAGAAACTGTTAGTGCATATCCTACTTGACCTTTAAATTTACCTGGTTTTGTTAATGTTACTCTTTGATTTGTTTTAAATGGATGATTTGGTAGTCGTATACTACGAGTTGGAGTTGAAACAACACTTACTAAATCACCTAATGTTGATGTTGCAGTTGATCCTAAACCAACAGCTGTACCCACACCAATTGACTCATGTGGATTGAAATATACTTGATCATTTAATTTTGAATCAAATACTTGAGTTTGAAGTGGAATATTAAAGAAATTAGGTATAAGAGAAACTGGTGTTGATACAGAATGTATACCACTTGATAAACCTCTTTGAACTCTCAGTATATTATTTTGGGTAAATGTATTTAAAACAAGTAATTTTTCTGTGCCTATACCAATACTACTACCAATAGAAATATTTTCTGGTATATTTGCAACATAAATGTCAGTTACAATACCAGTTGTCGTTGAATTTGGAACTTCTTGATATAGAACTGTTTGAGCTGTATCAATACCAATTTTATGTGATCCTGCTAGTCCTTTAATAGATGTTGTACTTAAACCTGATATTACGACATTATCATGTGCATTTAAACTAGGAGCAGTTGAAATATATGCTGCTACATGAGATGGATCTCTCCAAATAAAAGTTGCATTGTAAGTATCAACAGTAGTATTGATTGATTCTATATTTTTACCAGATATACTTCTAACAGATACACTTAAACCACCACCATTTGTGTTTGTATTATCAAATATTGCAGAATCACCAACTTCATAATTATCTCCAGCATTAATAATTTGGATTGAATCTATAGATCCAGCAGTAGTAGATTCTACAATGGTTGATTGTTTTGTTATTTCATTAGATTCAACAATAAAATCATTATCTGCAAATTTATCAGAAACTTTATATGGATAAGTGTTACGTATTAAATTGGAATTACCAAAATCAAATGTTGTTTGATTTGTATTAAAGTTTTCAGTTAATGGATTTGCTCTATAAGTATCACCAATAAAATATGGGAAAACTGGTAATTGTGAATTGGAATTAATTCCTACAAAATATGCATATGTTCCATTAGGAAATTCTGGGGTTCTTCCATACCTACCATTATGTTGATCTAAGTCTCCTGCATTAGTAAATCTATAATCTTCAACAAAAAATCCATTACTGAATTGGTTTGGTCTATTAATAACACTATTTGGATCTAAAATATATCCAGAAGTTAGTATTTTAACAGCCGAATTATCATCTGTTGAATCACTATATCCATAAGGTCCATATATTGGATTTCCATCATATGCCCATCCAATTATTGGTGAATGACCTGAACCATCATCACCGAAAGTATTTTCTCCAATTTGAGTGGAATAACCAACCATAGAATATTGGAGTTTATTATTTGTCTCAAGTAATGCTTCACTTCCATATCTTTCAAATGTGTTTACAGTTAATGGTCTAACACTTACATCAATTTTTGATCCACTTCCTGGTGGAATAACTTTAATTTCTGTTTTATCTTGTTGGTATTGTAAACCACCTTCTAAAATAATTACCTCTTCAATTCTACCACCCCTTACGACAGCTCTTAATTTTGCACCAAGTCCAGTTCCTATTCCTACCACCTCTAAATCGGGTGCAGAGGAATATTCTCTACCCTTTGTTTGTATTTCAACTAAAGTAATCTTACCGTCTGTTACAATCGGTTTTAACTCAGCATCTTTACCAGTTTTAATTTTTACATCTACAGATTTTTCAAGATTTAATATGTCAGAACCATAACCAGATCCTTTATCATACAATAATATATCAGTAATAGGTCCTCTAACAACAGGAGTTGCAGTAATTATTCCCACACCTGCATGTGCTAATTCGTATTTTAAATTTAAAATAATATCTGGATATTTAAATACTTGGAAACCTGTTCCCTGATCTGAAAACTTAATATAATCCTTTCTTTCAAATTCTGTTGTTATAGTTCCACCAAGACCAGCATTTGTAAGTCTAAATGCATCATCATTTACTTTTAATACTTTATAAAAATTAGTGGTAGTGGTGATACCAGTTGATGTAGATAATCCAGAAATTGTAGTTGGTAATGTCGATCCTATACCAACAGCAGTTGCATAAACAATATTATCACCATTCTTAAATCCATGATCATCAAAATGAATAGTATTTGTTACTGTATTAATTCCTGTTGGTTTTACAAATACCTGTCTATTTTCATATCCACTTCCACCATCTATTACACGTATATCTTTTAAAGTTTTTTCATCACTATATAACTTAAATTTATGTACACCTATTTTATTAGTTGTTGTAAATCCAACAGTGTTTATACCTGCGTTTAAATCACCAAGAGTTTGATATAATTTTATTGTGCTTGTATTTACAACTTCTGGATAATAAGTAGATGTGTTTACAAGAGTTGTAGTGCCTACACCAACAATAGATGTTCCTGCATCTGATCCAGTAAACGAACCTATACCTAAAGGTGGATTATCATTTCTATCATATACAAGTGGTTGTCCACTTATAATATTATGTCTATCTTGGAAAGTTATAGTTTCATTTACATTATCAACACCTCCAGAGTCTGACATTAATCTAGCGTCAAAACTTATTTCTCTTTTTCTTTCAAATAAAACTGGTTCTAAAATAGCACCATCACCATTACCACCTTCGATAGTTGCAGTTATTACTCTATTGATACCAAAGTTCTGTGGATCAACTTGAACATCACCTATACTACCAGAAAGCACAGGTCTAATTAAAGCAGTTGTATTTCCAACACCTGGTCCTGACAATGTTATTTCTGGTGGATTTATTACATCATAATCCTTTCCACCATTTAATAATGTAACTCTATCTAATGGTCCAAAATAAATTTTATCTTCTGATTTATAATTTGTTACCTCAACACCATTAACTAATAACCCTGTTGATCCTGATATTGTCTTAACAGATGTTGCATTTGATAGATTTGGGTTAAGAGGAAACTTTTTAAGTAATTTTTGTGATGCTATCTCTTGTTCGAGTATTCCAACTAAAGAAAAAGTGTGTGTACCAGATCCTGGTTGTAATGCTTCAAATTCAATAAAATCAGATATTGGAATAAATGATCTAGAACGATATAATCTAATTTGGTTTGTATTTGATAAAACTTCAACGAAATATGAACCTTCTGGTAAATTTGGTAATACTGTGCCTTGTGCAGTATAAAAAACTTCATCACCAGTTATAAATGGAACTGGATTTGGAAAAGATATAATACTATATTTTAAAGTATTTGGATTATATCCAGAATTTGGTAATTCATTTCCAGCAACAGCTTCTGGTATTATTGATTTTGGTAATTCTGTAGTTATTTGATATGATGGTAAAGAATTGGATGCAACATAAAATTCACTTGAAGGTGGAATATCATTATAAACATTAGTTACATCTGTTGTAAGAATATTTTGACCAAAATCTATATCTGTTTTTGTGCTTGAAGCACGATTAATAACTCTTCTTAAGTCATACTCTCGATTTGGATCTGGTAATACTGTGATATTGGATAAAAGTGTTAAATTGTTTATTGAAATAGTTGATGTGTCTTTATCAATATTACCAACTGTACCAGTAGCAACCACCTCCTTTTCATTTCTGAATAATACTTCAATATTATCACCAATTTTTAAACTTGATTTGTCTATATCTCTTGTAGTTAAGACAATATTAGCACCAAATATATTTTTAACTATAAATCTTGAAGATGTGTTATAAATCCACGAATTAGCAAATATTTGTTTCTTCGTTCTATCCTCGACTGGATTAAGTATTTTTTCACCAACATTTCTAACTGTTATATTCTCACCCTTTGTTAATAAACGAATATCCGAAGTTGGAACAAATTTAGATAATACACCAGTTAGTCTTAATTTTACTTCCTTTGTTAAATCACCATTTTCATATCCATAATAAAATTCTTCTGATCTAATATCATCAGTTGAAGTTATAACACCTACAATATTCTGACATCCAAAAAATTGATTGACTGATTTATCATTATAGTAGATATTTGTACTAATTCCAGATACTAATGTTCCAGTAGCACCAAATCCAACAGTAGAATCAACTGTTATAACAGATGATCCTACAGAAACATTACCAATTACCTTTGTTTTGGGAGTTACACTAAATGTACCTTCAATTAAATCAACATCATTAAATCCAACAAATAAACCAATTTTATAATATACCTTTCCTTTCCTTGTTAATGGTTCAACTTCGGATATTGATGCTCTTGTTGCACTATCAGTTGATTTTATAATTGTTTGACCAACTAAATGGATTGGATTTCCAGAAAGTGCTTCAGCAAGAACCACTTCTCTTCTTATAAACTCTGCTGTTGATGGTTTTATTAAATATTGCTCTAAATCTAAAATTTTAGGAGTTTCATTATATAAAACATTGAATAATATTCTAAATGATTCTTCTGTACCTTTTGATTGATATAATGACTTTGAATTTTTAATAAAATTACTTACATCTAGATTATTAACAAAATTAACGTTTTCTAAACCAGGTGTAAGTGATTTTTTTGTCTTTTTATAAAACTCTTTAAGAAAAAGTGCACTTAAATTAACAACAGTAGCATCATTTTCATGATTAATTGCTAATGAGTCTGAAAATACTAATTCTGAAGGATTATTTTCTGCATGATAGGTTGTTATACCACTAAAACCACGAATACAACCAGTAAAACTATTAGTAGTAATACCAGTATATGTTACAACTTCATTTTCAATCTTAAAAAGACCAAATTCTTTTGGAAAACCCTTTGTACTATTAACATTTACAGTTGTTGAAGTAGTTGTAATACCACTTGTTAACTTTGTTTCCCCTACAATAACTTCGGGAGTTAAATTATCTAATTTTATGTACTGATCAAGATTATCAGTAAGGTCAATCGGACCTCCTTGATATTCCTGAGAAATGTAGTATTGCTTTAAAAAATCGACTGCCTTTGGGCTTTCAGATATTAAAAACTCAGGTACTTGATTTTCAATTATCTGTTGGACTTTGACTCTTTTATCAATTCCAGTGGTTATCATATTATCCTCTTACCAGTGCTCCATTTGCATAACTTGATGTAGTCTTATACCCGACACCAGATATCTGTTCACCAGAAGTAATTGTGTCTTTAACCATATTTATATTGCTATCTCCAACTGCGAAACTCAAATATAAATCTTTTAATCCAATTACATCATTTGATTCAGGAAATGCTTGTATTTCAATAATATTATTATCTCTTTGTGTAGAAGTAATATTCACTGTTGATATGATAACCTCACCTTTCATATAATCAACAATTCCAGCAGAAGCAACAACTAAAGAACCAGAAAATTCAGTATCACCTTTTACGATTGCTAATACACCCTTTCCACTTCCATCTAAAGTACCATCAGTAAGTTTATTTGGTATATCTGTAAAATACACAGTATCAACTTGTCCTTGAATAGTAAATCCAGTGCTTTTTATATTCCTACCTGATGGATTAATGTGGAATTGATTACCATAACATAATTCATACTGAGCAAATTGATTTGTTAGTGCTTTAAGATTTCTTCTAATCTTTACTGTTGTTATGTTTGACGTAATTGCATCATCAATAGTGTCAATTACGTTCAACATCTTACTATACTTAAATCTTCCACCAAATTTATTTAAATCAGTTGATGAAGCATAAGTTATAAGTCCATTTGTGATACTTGTTTTTAACTCAGATACAGTTGTTACTTTTGATTGATCATAGTAAACATTTGCATCCAATTCAACATAAAGTAATTTAAGATCAAGTATTTTCTGATTAATTCCTGCAAGAGTATATCCCTTTAAATTGGATAATATTCCCTGTTTATCAAAATCAGACACAAATTCACCATTTTTTGGTTTTATTGTAATGAATACTGTTCCAAATTCTGGTGGATCTAATTCTTCACCACCAACAACAGAAACTGACTCTGTATTTGGATATATTTGTTGTATTACAGACTCGTAATCTCTTGCTGTAACTGCTCTGTACTGTGATGAATAAAGTCTAGGTGCAAAATACTTAATAGAGTCAATTGACTCAATATTACCCCCATTAGATGCCGCTGTGGTGGTTGTAATTGTTGGTGTAACTGTTGGTAATGAAATTTGATTTGATGAGGATACAGTGCTTCCTGCATATGTAAAGGTAGCAGGACCATTTCCTTCGGTTCCATCCGTGACAATGTAAGAAACACTGATAACAGCATCATTTTCTAACTTTTTACCAAATACTCCATCACCAAATAGTAATTCATACCTCTCATCAGTAATTTCTTGTATTAAGTAAGTCTCTGAAGTATTATTAATATTCAATATATTATCGACTCTACCATATTCTCTTCCCAAACCAGTATCAGAAGCACCTTTTACATAAACTTTGATGGTTGAGGTGTCAATAAATGAATTTTCAAGTATAAATCTTTGATCTAGTGATCCATCTACTATAAAACTCTTTGATAGATATGTTCCTTGATATATGACAATATCATTAAATGATGCAGTGCTACTTACTATATTACCAGATGCATTTACATTCTGAGTAGTTGTCGTTGTAATTGTTTCTGGGATTGAAAACACATATGAAGTATCATTTGCAGAACCAACACAGACTAAACCTGCTTGTAAAGTAAGAGTTGGAGTGTTTCCAGAGGTTGTAACGTCAAAAGAGACCGTTGCTTGTGCAGCAGTCCTTGATCTTGGTACATATCCAATATTTCGTGCAAGAGAAACGACATTTTCACGCACTGTTGCAGAGTCTAAGAACGACTCATTCACAATCATATTGGAATTAAACGCCGTAATGTACGTATTATATGCTAAAGTGTCGATTAAAACCGAAAAATTAGACCCTTCAAAGTCAAAATCTGTAAAATCTGAGTTTGCACGGAGATAATCCTTGATAGAGGTCTTAATTTGATCGAAATCGAGGTTTGTAAACTTAGTGAAAGGCATTTATCTTGTTGCTTCGAGCATGAATGTGAATTCTTGTGTAGGATTGTCCTGTCCGACTATAGTAAAGAATACAGTTACCTCAAATTCGTAAGTATCTGGTTTTGGTTGTACCTCAACTATCACATTATCTATTCTAGGTTCAAAGTTTTCAAGAGTAATTTGAATTTGGTTCTGAATTACAGACGCAGTACCAAAATCTACGAATTCAAATAGGCTGTCACGAACCTCCGACCCTATTGCAGAGTTAAAAAACCTCTCCGTAGGGATAGTTTGTACTAAATTTCTTACAGACTTCTTAATTGCATTCTCATTTTTGAGAATTGTGAGGTCTTTTGTAACTGGATGAGGGGTAAAAGACAAACTTATGTCCTTAAATGCCCTTGAAATCCGCCTTATTGCCATATTAACAAGAGTTTTCCTGTTTTATTTATGACACTTTTTTGTAAATGTTATTATTTATCCCAATTCTGGTTCAAAAGGTGCTCTTTTCTTCTCAATTGCTGTATTTCCTGCACCTACATTCATATCAACTGACCTTTCTTTTGCTGTTTTCCAGAAATAATTCTCTTCTGAACCCAATCCATCACGATCATGACCATTTTCTACCTGATAGTACACTGTTGATACCTTAAAATCGGGCATTTTAGGTGTTTCTGGTGTAATACTGTTATCATAGATACGCATTCTGTTG